AAACTGAGAAATTTGATTTTGAAGAATCGTTTGTGATTGTGTCAATTCTCTAGCTTGAACAGCTTGACCAGGTTTGAATAAAATGCGATGATAATTTTTTGTTGGATCAAAATCATCAAAAAAAGGTGCCGTTGCGTAATTAATCATTAATTTACCTTAAAATCGTAAAATTAGTCTTAGTTGTTCGTTACCGCCGGCTGATCTTTGTATTGGTTGTCTATTTTCGAAATACATCATATAACCAGAGCCGACGTTGAAATTTGTAGCGTTATATTGTAATAATACTCTTGAAGCACCAGAAGTGTTTCCATAAATTGCAGAACTTAAAGTTGGTGTTCCGTATGTATTTATTAGCGAAATTACGTTGTTTGTTGAATCAAAAGAACAAACTGTTGCAGTATATGTAGCTGTCGAGAGTGAAGCACCCTGATAAACAGTTTCACCTGATGAAAATAAACCAGAACCAACTGATACTGTTGCTAAATCACTTGTATTATATATGCTGGCTGTTGGAGTGGTTCCATCTTTTAGTGTAGGATTTACAATGATACCTAACTGACGATATGAAATATTTGTTGGAACATTACAACTTTCAGAATCATAGAACTCTGCACTTACCATGATGTGATTGCAACCTAACTCAGAAACTGGATCGATTCCGTGACCGCCGATAGGTGAAATAATAGCATTTGCTGTTGCGCCAGAGCCAGAATAACCAATTGTTGGCGATATCGCTACGTTTGCATATGTGTAATTATTTCCTGTATTCGTCATAATTACATCAACAACAATATTATTTGTTACGTTTGCATAGCCTGTTGCACCAGTTCCGTCACCTGTTACAGTAACAGCAGTTGTTGTAAATCCATTCGAATAACTGTTACCAGAAGTTGTTACGTTGATTGCATCGATTGAACCCATTTTTGCTGTGAATAACGGATTTGGTGTGTTATTTCCTACAGCGAGAGGAATCCAATTATTATCAAAGAAGTTCTTTTTCAGTCCTTTATCGATTGTTGTGACATAAATCCATTTGTAACCGTCTGCAAGATATAATGTATTAGATGAATTTAATACACCTGCTTGTAAAACTGGTTGAACAGTAGACGGAGCACCTTTTGCATTTGATAAGCATTTGAAAATTTGATCGTAATTATTACGAACATAAAATTGTTGTGTTATGATACCATTCGAATCAACAGTAAACATGTCATTATAATCAGTATACGGCGTGTATACATTGCCTGATGTCCAATCGATACGAGGAACTACTGGACACATATTAGATGTTGTCAATAGTTTAGCCGCAAACATATGCTTAAATGTCTGTTTAACATATGATTGAGATTGATTTGGTGTGGGAATATTTACATCATCGGGCCATGAATCTGGTTTACCCAAGAAAAAATATGATGTAGAATTTACATTGGGTGTGTAGCCAGTTCCAGTATTAACAAAGAAATATGTTAATTCAACTTCTACTGTCGAAGCGTATGTTGTAAGAATTCCGTTAACTGTATTTGCCATGTTCTATTTATTAAGCGTGTGTAACAGCAACAAATGTATTTTGTGTAGTGCCGTCGATGCTCATATATCTCGCTAAAATTGTTGAAGTTGATGGTATTGCATATGTTGTGGCGTTAACAGTTGAATTTAATGCAGAAACCCCATGAGTAAATGTTTGACTGGTACCTGCTGTATTTGTAATCCAAACAAGAACTTCTTTGCCAGCCAACAAATTGGAAAGAGTAACAACTAAACCTGTTGATGTCTGGGCACGAACTAATGCATTATTTGAAAAATCGATTGTTATTGCTGTCTGTGCCGCCGGATAAACTAGTGGTGTGTAAACAAATCCTTTTTGTGGATTTACATACCCAGAAAATGATACCGATAAAGCATTAAATGATGCTACTTGTGTTAAAGTATTCGATCCTACTGGTGTATTCCAAAATTGAATCTGTGTACCTCTGTTAGTATCACTAAAATTCTCTGCCGCAACAAAATCAATTTTCGTAGGCGATGATGATGGAAATTGTGTTCCTGTGTACCCACTACCAGTAATACGCATCATTACATCATTTATTTGAACTGCTGTGGGAGCAGTTACAGAACCACGACCCATACGACCAATAATTACTGGATATGTATTTTGTCCAAAACTATCAATTACAACCCTAGTCGTAGAATTTGCTTTTCCTGTAATTTGCAACATATAATTTGTATTAGATGGCGCAAATGTAGAATAGTTATTACTTGCCGTTATTTGTATAAATGCATTGCTTGGATTAAATGATGAATTATTGAATTGAATGTAACTATTTTGAGAAACGACATTTCCCGAAACAGTTAATGTCCCAGGAATGATCAGATTACTATTAGCAGTAATTGTTGATGTATTTTGTAGTGCTGTATTGGCAATTAAATTTGCTGTGTTTGCTTGATTAAATGCCGCTTGAGCAATAGGTTCTGAAGTCAAAACTTGCAGATTGTTTGAATAAACTGTATTTGCATAAACGTTACCAGCAACACCTACACCACCAGAAACTACCAAAGCACCAGTATTTGTTGAATTGGAAGCAAAAGTACTTTGAATAAAGACTTCTGTTTGATTTGTGATAATAACGTCTGCTAGACCGTCAGGATCAATAATTAGATTTTGGCCAGAACCTTTAGCCGTAGTGATTGTTGTTGCGTATAGATTACCAGCAATGTTTGCACCCAATGAACCAACGATAAGTTGATTGTTTGCATATAATGTTGAACCTAGAGCGGCACCACTAATACTAAATGAATTATTTGCACCTAAGTCTGTTGTGAGAAACAGCGATTGTGCTGGATTTGCATTTAAATTGTAACTAGGTGTTAAGCCTGAAACTTTTACTGTACTCATTTGTTATCCTAATAGAAGTGTTCTACCATCTTCGGTTATAATTATCGATCCGTTTTCTGCTAATAAGTCAACAACTTCAACAACTTGTACAATTCCAGATACCCAAACATTACTTGTATTTGTGTTTTGTGTAAAAGATAGATACCCTGTTTGCGCTGAAGAATAAGCAGAATTTACTGTAATTGTTGTTCCAAGACCATGCTGATCTACGTGAACGATTTGTTTATAATTAACGCCATCAAATGAAACTGAGTCGTAAACGTGCATAAAATCACTAAAATACGAAACTGTATTACCAGTAGCAACGTTCCATGTGTTCGTGATGCTATTGATATTTATGATTGTTGAATTAGCGTTTGCTGTAGCAATTGCAACATTTGGTACTGATGTTATCCAGTTATCAAATAAGGTAATGCTATTCGATGTGACTGATTTTACATTTGAATAAAATGGGATCCCGTTTGTATATATTGTCAAAAAAGAATTTGCGGCAACGACGTTTGCTACGTTTGAACCACTTAAATTTGTAAAATTGATCGTATTTGATGATCCAGATGCTACGTTTGCAACATAATTATAGTTACTTAATAGATAGCCTAGTTTATTCAAATTCAAATATTCACTTGTCATTGAACCATGAAAAGAAACATTATTTTTCAGTAGATTGTAAGCATTGTATTTCATACCAGCAGGATGTAAGAATGCCAATGCTGTGTTTGCGTAATTTGCTAGTGCTTGTTCTACTTGTAAAATATAAGCATAATTGTTGTAATTTTGACTTTCTAACAAAGAGTATGCAGATGGCTGTCCATCAGAATTTTGATAAAAGCCTGCTCCGTATTGAACACCATTGCTGAAATTTACAGTTGCTTTGGCTGATCCATTTCCGTAAATCTTTCTTCCTGTTGTATAAATTCCAGATGTTGTTTGTACTAATGAAAGATTTGCACCAATGTCAACACCACTTCTTGCTATGTATATTGAGCCGTTGTTGTTGAAAGTACCACTGTAATAGTACACTCTTATGTTGTAATTGTTTGCAGAATAATATGAAATAGAATCTACATTCGCAAAAAATGTTTGATTAGATAAAGTTCCTTGATATAATAAGTCACCTTTTGCTGGACTGTTACTTAAAGAAACATTTGAAACTAATAAATCTTCTACACGCAACGATACGTTAGGAGTAGAAACGTAATCTTTACCTACATTTGTTAATGTTATTTGTGTTACTTGACCGTATGATGTTGAGGATAATGAGAATGTTGCATCACCGCCAACTAATCCCGGAACATATAATGAAGCACCAGATCCCGTTGCTGTATTAACAGAAACAGTAGGCAAACCATTTTGATATGACATTCCACCGAGAGGATACTTTGTGTTTCCAGTAGGATCAGAAACGTATGTGATTTGTTGAATTGCGCCATTAGCTGCAACAGAAGTTACATTTGCATATGCGCCGTATCCAGAACCACCAGAAAAGACAATCTTATCATTTATTTGATAATTCAAACCACCAGACGTAATTAGAACTGGTCCAAGAATACCCATCGAAGGTAATGATTCTAATGTAGAAATATCAGTTGAATAATATCCAACTGCATTTGCACTTGTTGTAGCGTCGTAGCCAGAACCGCCAGATGTGATTGTTGTAGCAGAAATACCAAAAGTATTTAATATTGGAAATGTCAATGCATTAACTAATTTTGTATTTGCATTTGCGTTAGTTAAGTTTGCAAAACCATACGAAACAGAATTTATTGAAAGCGATGCTTTAGATGCAATAGTATCATTTGGTACTAAGTAAACGTAATATGGTGTTGAATCAAGAGTAGTAAGTAGAGCGTTTGCATTTGAACCTGTACCAGAACCAGAAATGACGTTGATCTGTGTGTAGCTACCTGAGCGATAACCTTGACCTTTGTAAACAGGAGTAACATTAGTGATACTTGCATTTGTTACAGATGAAATGTAACCCGATGCACCGACTGGATTAGATACAGCAGGATTTAGACCGCCATAAAATACTACAGGATCGCCAACATTATAGCCAGAACCTGGATTATTTGGGTCAGGTGTCACAGATGAAACAACACCTAGAATCTGCGCTCTAACATTAGCTGAATTGATTAATACTGTAGCATTATGATTATCTACAACACGAACGAATTCGCCAGTTGTGAAATTTCTATCTATTCCAGAAAGAATCACTTGTGTTGTATTGTTGCTAATTGTTACGCCAGAAATTGTAGCGTAACCTTGAGAAGTCTCACCAAATACTCTATAATTTGTAGTCGATAGCCATCTAGGATCAGACGTATATAAATTTAATAATTTAGTGATTGTCCATTTACCGTCAGATGCTTTTAGAATATAATCTTTTGCGTTATATATTTGAGCGTCTGAATTGTAAAGAACTCTAAAAAGAAACTGATATGACGCTGGAGTTCCTTTTGTCTTATACAATTCACTTGCAATTTTCGTTAATTTTCTTTGATCTACTAACGCATTTTCAGGAAAGAAAGGAAGAAAATCATTCTTATAATATTGAAGAAACCCATCCATTGTGGAATCAATATCATAATAATTTGGTAAATTCTTTGCACCGTATATTGCATTACCAGATTGTTCCAACCATTCATAATATGCTTGAAGAAACAATACAAAATTTTGATAATCTGGATTGTCTCGAATATATTCGGGTAATTGACTTGGAACAAGTAACGATGTTTTATTAATGTATGACATTATTTTGTAGTTACGTTAACAGTAATTGCAGAAGAATCATTTGAATCTAATGTTATGATTTTGTCGTATGATGATGAAACAATTCTGTTTGATGCATATGCGTTAACACGAAGAATGCCATCGCTACTATTCAAAAGAACAGGATTAAAATTATTCAGTGTAACGATTCCATTTTCAAAATCTACTGTACCTGCATTAGATGTATCGCTATAACTTGTTAATATATTTTTAACGCCATTCACATAATAATATGTTCTTAGATTTGCATAATTTCCACGAATGACTGCAACACCTACAGCACCAGAGCCAGAGATATCAGAAATAACGACAGACGCTTGAGTATAGCCAGAACCACCAGATGTGATTGTGATTGCAGTAATAACACCACTAACTACAGTTGCATATGCTTTAGCACCAGTACCATCACCAGATATTGTAATTGTTGGATTTACGTAACCAGAACCACCATTCGATACTGTTACCGAATCAATGTTTGTTGTTGAATCTGGTGCAATTTCAAAATATACAGTTGGATAATAATTACCAGAACTGTCGTATTGTGCAAAAGAAGGAGTAATAGTTAATGCTTCGTCACCAACACCTCTTTCAATTGGATTATTAAAGTTAATAGTGTATGTTTGTTTTACGCCCAATTGGGGTATGATTCGTTTTTGTAAATATAAATCAAAATCTACAGCATAAATTGAACTGTCTAAACTTTGAAGATATTGAATTAAACCGCCAGCAACAAGAGTTGAGTTGAATGTGTTTAGATTATTATTGCAATATGTTATAATACCAGCATTAATCAAAGATGAAATTTGACTCGATGTTAATGTAGTATTTTTTGAATAATATATAACATTTGCGTCGAATAAAAGATATATGTAATCAACATCAACAATTTGAGGCGTGACTGTCAATACAGAAATTGGTGCAATGATATCATTGATAATAACTGATTTTTGATTGTCAGTTAATGTATAGCCGCCAGTTGGTTTAACTGCTACAAATATTTTACCGTATTGTGGAATAGCTTGTTCTTCGCCACCCCAGACATTAACTGCATCAAAAGTTAATCCAACTGTATTTTGTTGAATTAATGTTATATAATCGTCTTTTGTAACTGCACGATTTTGTGCAGAATATGATTTAGGTGCATTAAATTTAATAGAAGAAATTGATTCTTTTGCTGAACCATTTGATGCTGAAGTAACTGGTGTGATATTATAAGATGTCAGACCTTGTAGTGAATCCATCAATACAAAGTTATTTGCTCCAGCAGAAGAAGTTCCACTTGTAGAAATATATGAAAGACTAACGATATTACCATCAGATAATTTATTTCCTAATATACCGTCACCAAAGTAAATTTCATAATATCCACTTGTTGTACTTTCTTGTAAAAAATATACTTTAGATGAACTATTAAGCGTTAAATAATTTGTTGCTAATGAATATACAGTATAACTTGTGTTAGATGACGATTGTTGAACGACAACTTGTAGCGTAGATGTATCTACATTAGCATCTTGTATTTGAAACGTATACGTTGGATTTGTTGTGCTATTGACAGTATACGAGTATGTTGTAGGATTACCTTGTTTCAATATTACGTTACTGATAGAAGCAACATTATTTGCTGTATTGACAGTATATGAAGTTGTTGTAACAAAGTTGTAGTTTACACCACCAACTGCTTGCGACATAAAATTTGTATATGCTGGTAACGTGAACGATGAATTTGCTACGCCATTTGCTTGAAAATTAATAATTGCAGTTGGTGCGATTGCAGATTGTGGTGTATAATTTAATAATTTTGCATGTGAAACAACAGATGCTCTTTGAATTGCAGAATCCAAGAACATTTCATTTGCTACCATATTTAAATAAAATGCATTATATTGTGTATTATATGCTAAAACATCTAATAAAACAGATAGGCTAGAACCACTAAAATTGTAATCTTTGAATGTGGATTGTGATTGCAAATAATTAATAAAGTTTTGCTTAATACTACTAAAATCTAAATCAGTAATTTGTATATTTGTATTAGAAGATGACATTACCTTGATCTCTGTAGAAGTAAGTTAACCGCTGTCGGTGAAGAATTATTACCTATAAAAAACGTCAAAGATACATTATAAGCATTTTGCTCTATATTTGGTTGAACAACAATCGATTGAATGGAAACTCTTGGTTCGAAATTTTTGATAGTATTTGTTATCTCATTTTGCAATAGCGAAGCAGTCAAAGGATCAATATTTTCAAACAATAATTTTGTTACATTTGAACCTATTTGTGGCTGAAACAATCTGTCGTAAGTATTTGTTAATAAAAGATTTCTGACTGATTTGATAACAGCTTGATCGTCGTATTTCATAGCGACATCGCCCGTAACAGGAACTTTGTTAAAGGTTAAGTCTAGATCGGAATATATTTTATTTAATGTAGCCATGTATTATTTATTAACGTTAATGTGAGCTATTTGCAGAATTTGCTGCTATTTTTGCTATCAAACTCGGCGTACCTATTACATTGTTAATTAAGCCAGTTTGTGTGTTGCCCATATTACTAAAAGAATTTAAAAACATATAATTTTGCAAAGTTGTCATTCCTGTACTATAAAAATTCCAGTCTTGAACTCTACTGTTATATAACGTTGTTTGTACATTAGCAATGTTATTTGCAATTGAATAAATTACATTTTCTGTTAATGTATTTGCTGTATTTCCTGAAATAATAACATTTGCTGAATTTGAAATTGTTAATGTGTTAGATGCTAAAATATCATTAATAAACAAACTGGTCATACAGCCTAATGTCGAAATTGAATTTGCTATACCATCAGTTTTATTTAATAACATTGTCAATTGAGAACCCATACCTATAATCATTGTGTATGTAGGTATAGTGTAGCTACCTGAATTTGCAGAAACGCCGGATATATTATTTGTGTGTGAACCGAAGTTTGAAACTTCTATAATACATGCATTTGCTGTATTTGCTAGATAAGCTGCCGCATTTGCTACAGCAGGTGATGATCCAGAAGTGTTACTATTTGACATATATTGTGCAGTTGCACTTATTGAAATCAAATTCGGTGACATTTGAGTACAATATGTTATTGTTGGATTTTGAAAATAGTTAGTTCGAATAATTGAACCATTTGCAAGATCACTTATTTGCCAAGCAGAAAAATTTGTATTGTTTGATACTAAATTTAAAGTATTTGCTTGATTAGACGATATATTAATTAATGAACCGAATCTTGAACTATTAAAACTGTAATTAAAATTATTAAAAACGCCCATTATAAAATCCTATTTTAATATGCACTTTGCGGTGCTGGTGTTGTAGGTCCACCGCCTGATGGTGCAACGTGATCATGAATTGCGTCAAATAAACGCATAATAGATGTAGGTCCAAAAATATCAGAAACGACACCGCCTTGATGTACTGATGAAGATGTTAAAGGTGAAATTACACTAGTTGTTGTTGTTACAGCACCGTTCGGTATAATAGGTCCTGGTGTAGAAAAACCAATATTAGCACCACCGAGTGTTTCTAATCCACCAGTTGCAAACACTTTTCCGACTGCTGTTATTCCAGCATTAGATGATATTGCTCCCGCTGTAATTCCACCACTTACATTTAAATCGCCTTTAACGTTTACTACTCCACCAGTAATTAGCGTGATATCATTAGAAACGCCTGGAACCACGCCACCAGCAGAAATAGTAACTCCGCCAGTAGAAGATACATCCAAAGCACCTTCAACGTGTACATAGCTATCTGCGCCCGCTGTAGCATATAAAGAACCATCTATTTGAATATTGGAATCTCCGTAAACGTGTAGTTTAGAATCGCTATGAACTTCTATGTTACAGATGCCTTGTATTACTACGTTTTGATCATTTACAATAATTGAAAAATTATTACCATAAATTCTTTGTTCACAATCGCCGTTGGGTTTCATGTGAATAAATGTTCCTGTTTTTCCGTGTTGTAATAATATTTGTTCTTTACTTGGTGTGTCGTCCATTAATAGAAAATGACCAGATTCACTTTGTTTTACATTAATGAATGGATAATTACCTATTTCTATTTGGTCTGTGTACCATATACTTCCCGCTGGAGCTTGAATCATTATTAAACTACCTTAACTAGAACTGTTGGTGTATAAGAAGTTTGTGCATTAGTCAACGTATTCTGTACAGTCGAAACTGCTAATGTGACGTTATTGCTTAAATTGCTACCTAAAGAAGATAGATTGTTTGCAACATTGGTAGCACCAGTTGCAGCTTGATTTGTATACGAAACTGCTGTTGATATATTTGTTGACAGTTGTTGTACTTGTGATAGTAAACCGCCAGTGTTTATGTTTAGTGAACCAGTTAATGCGCCTGTTAATGCATTAGCGAGTAAAGTAACACACTCTGCCATAGCATTTGCTATTACTATTGGTAGCGAAGCGATAAAATTAATTATAGTATTAATATATTGCTCTACGATAATTACAGTTGCTACAATTGTGTTGTATACCTTTAAAATATAATTTACAGTTTTTAGTATATTTGCAATGTAAGCACCCGCAGCTTGAATTGCTTGTAGTATTGGACTGACTGAACCTAAAGCATTTTCTATTGTTGATCTAATATCAGAAATAATTTTCTGAACAGTAGCACTTTTTAGTAATATATTCATTTTTAAAACGGGAACACCCAAACCAACATTTGGAAATTTAACAACATTATTATTTGGATCCAAAATATATCTAGATGTGTTTTTTGTTGCTGTTACGCCAAATGGTTCACATATATGAAAAACATTTGAATTAGAAAAAGCGATGCCAGTATTGTCTGTTATTCCTCTGGCTAACTTCGGAACAGTTGCGTCGCCAATAACAACACCGTCACCAATATTTCTGACTGTAGGATATTCTGTTTCGTATATGCTATTGAAACTATTTGAATTTGTTTCTGTATTTGCAGCATTAACTATAGTTGCCATGTTATACCTTTAACTCGTGTACTGATTAGTAACCGATGTAGTAACTGTTTTGCTATTCGATCCTATGCCAGTATTTACTTGACTAACGCCGGGAAGAACACCCATTATTATAGGAAATTGACCAGATTCTCCGTCCATGAAAAATCCAAGGACCCATGAACCAAGTGCCATCGGTTCAAAAGTTTTAGAGCAATTTGCGGCAATCATCGCTTGTGCCCAAGGTAAATCAGAATCTTGTATCGAGTCGCCATACCAACCGAATATTCTAACTTGATATCTACTTAGACCTAATTCATCTACACGATTGCGTATTTCTCCGACCCAGTAAACGAAACCATTTAAACCTGCAAAATTATTTACAACTTTACTCATTGTATAATTCCTTTTACTGTATTTTGATATAATGTAGAACTATTGTCTACGTTTGGATATGCATTTGTTACGCTTTCTTTTGTTATTTCTAAAATTGTTTTATATTCAGTAATACCAATCAAGTGTTTAACGCCTGTGATGAAATAATTACCAGAATAATATTTATCTAGTTCTGTGTTATTTGGTTGCTTCGACATCAAATTGAATGTCAAAACTCTTCCTATCGTTAGACCAGGATCACCAGGAACAGATAATCTAACTCTAGTGTAATTTGCTAATCCTAGTTGAGCAGTTCTGTATGGTATGTAAGTTTCTGCAAAGATGTCATTACCACCAGAGTTCGGCGGTCCTTGAACAACATAAGAATTTTGATTTGAGTTTGTGTTTGAAAATACAAGTTTTAAAAGTGCCTGTGGCGTTTGCGTCAACGCATCACCATTTCTATTAGCGAAATTATTAATGATTGGACTATTATTTAATAATTTGCCTTGTGTTGTTGTTTGTGTGATTGATGTTGGTGGATTTCCAAACGTTGGATTTGTCAACATACTTCCAGAGCCAAATTGACCAGCTTGACCGCCAGTGTAAAGATTGTAATCGAAATTTGTGACTAATCTTGTTCTTGTCAATGGATTTATAGATATCAGTTGATTCGCAAATATTCCAGAATGAATTCCATCAAGTGTATCAAAAGAATCTAATATTTCATACGTTATCACATTATATGCATCAGAATTCAGATCGTTTGAATTAATATTTTTAGGCTTATATGTGTACGTATAATATGATGGCTGTTTCATTAATGTTTGAAGCGATCTGAAATTAAATCCAAATTTATCTTCAAAAAACAACATATCTGATCCAGCACCGTTTGTTGGATTAGTTCTTGCGTAATTTGTTAACCAATTTATAGCGTCAAATGGAGATATTGTCGGCAACACAAAATCATATTGTCCATATGTTGTTTCTATTACTCCATTTTTATTTGTTGGAATTTTCAAATATGTATTTAAAATGTCTTTAACAATATCAGAAACAGCATATGATTTGTATGCTTTTGAAATTTTATATTGTGATGATAACATTAATTCTTCAGAGCAAAAATACAAAACATACGATTCTTTGTACATTGTGCCTTCTGGCTTTCTATTTCCGACTTTATATACACGAAATACTTTATCGATTTGATTACTATTGTCGCCAGTTTTACTGAAAGTTAATCTTAGAAATTCATTACCTGATAATGCCAACGTTTCAATGTATCCAGACGCTTCACTTACTAATACGTATCCGTAGCAAGAATTATCGAATATATCTTCAGTGTATGCAATTTCAATCATCATAGGAGATAAATCAAAAGTTGCAACTGGACTAAGTAACAATAAATTACTTAGTGTATAGTCTTTCGAATTTAAAATACCAGTAGAAGAACTCAATTTACGTACCTAACAAAGATTGTAATTGTTTTTCAAAATCTGAAGCATAATTTTTATTAATTAATTGAATATTTCTTTTTGCTTCATTCACACTAATTTCATAGTCATATATACTTACTGGATTTTTTGTAATCGTTTCTGTTACTGAATTACCGTCTGAGAATGTTTGTGTTGTCGTTCCAGTTTGTGTGAGTAAATATGTCGGTTGATCTACTACTATAGTCACTGATGTTGTATTTGAACTAATACTATCTGTTGTTGTAATCGTTTTATTATATTGATATATTGTAGATTGTGTATATGAGAGAACAGTATTGATGCCAGCGACAGATGAATACTTGTCATTTAAATATAGACTGAATTGTTGTGAAGTCAGTGGCCATTGCCATTGAGGATCCATAATCTGATTTGCAAAAAGTACTAACCAATATCTATAAGGATCGCCATAATACTTATTTGCAATAATCTCTGGCGTATCGCCCTCTTGTATATCATAGCTATAAAAAATTAAAGGATTACTCAATAATTGAGGTATGACTTCAACTCTTTGTAAAAGATTAGTTAATAATATTAAATTATTTTTATAATCTGTAGATATTACTTTATTGAATGATTTAAAATATAACATTATCTTCTTTCTAAATTACTTCCGATTTGAGAATTTTCTGCACCAGTCTGACTAAAATAATCTCTAGTAAGAATATCAAGTTCTTTAAAGTTCAAATTCAATACTCGTTGAACCATTGATCCATCAGTGTAAGCAGCGAATCCATTAGGTGCGTCATTGACATCCATTGAAGTCAGTACGCAATTTCCATATTTTGGCAATATCTGACTTTCACTACCATTTATAAAGAATTGGATTCTGAACTGTGCTGGTGGAACTAAAAACATACTTAGTTGCCCAGTACCAGAACTGCCTTCAGTTGATAGTGATGGTGATGAATAAAATCTAAATTGATTAATGATACTATTAACAGTCATTGCTTCATCTAACGACTTAGGAGTAAATGTGAATTGTAGTTGAAATTCTCTAAGACCAGTGCCTCGATATATCATTTGAATTTGTGGATTGATTGCAAGACCTTGCGCTTTAAGCATTAATGTTGCAACATTTTCTAAATTAACCCCACCAGCAGAGCCTAAATTCGTAGCTGCTGCTAATAAACCTGCTCTTGTACTTGAATCATTTCCTTGATTTGAAAACATTTTACTAAAATCAGTAATTCCACTATTAACTGAAGAATCTATTGCTCTTAACGTTGCAGGAAGAGCACCTAAATCTTTAGATAGATTCATTTCTTCATAATTTGATGAATAAGATACAGCTAAAGTATCTGGCATATATAAAGAAATTGTTGAACCGGTATACTGTATTGGTGCATTTATTTTTAATCCAGATGCTAGTGCAGTAATTCCCAACGCAGCTGGAGTTGCTTTGCCTGCACCAGTAATAGCACCTAAAGCAGCACCAACTGCATAATTTTTTCCGCCAGTGACGATTAGATTACCCGCTGCGCCAGCGGCACTGCTTGCTGCAACAGTACCCAATAAAGCAACACCTGCAAGACCTGTTGTTGTTCCTGATATTGAAACTTGTTGTGTATTGTTATAATTAGCGGGTTGAACATCGTACATTGTAAATGTTACCCAATGATTCTTAGAATTTACATAAGTTGTTGTGCCAAGATCGGCAGGATATCTAAAATTTGTGTTTGTATCGCTTGGAGTTGCAAAAAGTTCAGATAAAGGACCCGATTTAGAAGGCGCAGGGCCACCGGTAGCACTACCGTTAGTCACGTAATCAGTTATTTTTATTGCTGTTGCCATCTAAATCTCTTAAATTATTGTCGTATATATATTTATATGGCATATTCAGGCAAATTTAATCCAACAAATGTTTTCATTATTTCAATTTCCCACATAAATATATATTTAAATTAGGGATTTAATATGAATAGCTGTAAAATATGTAATATTGGTTTAGAAAATATAAGAAAATTATCAAAACATATACGAGATAATCACAAACAAATAACAATTAAACAATATTATGACAAATACATAAAAGCAGAATTTGAAAATATTTGTTGTATTTGTGGCAAAGAAACGAAATATTGTGGTTTGGGACAAGGATATAAAGAAACTTGCCCAAGAACATGTAGTGCAAAATTATTCAGAATAAGACTAAAAGAAAATGAACAAAAGAATAATTTATTTAAACAAAAAGTTAAAAATAATATGATTGAATTATGGAAACAAAGAGAATTATCTGGCGAAAAGAAAATAATTATAGAAAAATCAAAAATAAAAAATAAAAAAACAATATCAGAATTGACCAAAGAAGAGAAAAAAATTAGATTCGGCTGGCTCAATAAATTGAATGATGTAGATAAAGAGAATAAAATAAAAGAATTGATTTCTCCTCTAATCAAATATTATGAAAATATAACGGACGATGAGTATAAATTACTATGTAAAAAAAGAAATGATACTATGTTAAAAAATAAAAAAAATCAACCTGATCAAGATCAAATAGTTTATGAATTATCCGACGAAGGTAAAGAACAAATTAAAAAATTTTTCGGTATAGAATGAAAACTTATTATAGCGGCAAATACAAAATAATCAATAGAGAAAAATATATTGGCAATCCTGACAATATAATTTATAGAAGTTCTTGGGAATTAAAATGCTTAATATGGTTCGATAAGAATCCAGATATAATACAATTTGGTTCAGAAGAATTAATAATACCGTACATATCACCAGTTGACGGTAAGCCACATAGATATTTTCCTGATTTTTTTGTGAAATCAAAAACAAAAAATGGTATAAAAACAATGGTTATTGAAATTAAACCATATAAACAAACTGTACCGCCAAAACAAAGAAAAAAAGTAACAAAATTATACATAACTGAAGTTACGACATGGGGCGTAAATCAAGCAAAATGGGAAGCAGCAAAACAATATTGTTTGGATCGCAAATGGGAATTTAAAATTTTGACTGAACGTGATCTAAACTTCACATAAATAATTCTATGACACAAAGAAAACCATCAAAACTTACCGAGATATCGGAAAAACTATCAGCTACTAATTATAAACTATTAAGTAGCAAATCTTTCATTTGGCTTCAAGAAAGAATAAAAGAAATACGAAACTTGTCTAGAGAACGTGCTGCTATAGCGGCAGAACTATTTAGACAAAAAACAAAAAGATTCAGAGTAGGAAAATTATATTTTTTCTTCTATGATCCTAAAGGAAAAGAAGATTTACCATATTATGATATATTTCCATTAGTTTTGATCATAAAACGATATGATGATGGATTCTTAGGATTAAACTTACATTATTTACCAATAATTCCAAGAATACGATTTTTGAATAAATTACTTAGATTAGCTGTAATGGGCGATGATGACGAAATAAAACATATGCGAATAACATATGATATTTTGAACGAAACAAATAGATATAGAGAATTTAGACCTTGTATTAAGCGATATTTGTACACTCATATAAGATCAAAATTACTAGAGGTTCAACCCAATGAGTGGGAAGTCGCTGTTCATTTGCCTGTTCATTCGTTTAAAAAAGCAAGAGCGTCTACTGTTTGGAAAGATTCTACTCAAGAAATAAAAGAACCAGAGGAAACTAATTAATGTCTGCACCAATTTCTACATTTATAGCTTCTTTTACTCAAGAAATTGCAAGACCTTCTACATTTGATGTCAATATTCAAGTGCCGGTAAGTCTTTCTAGTTCTTCTGTTTCATCTGCAACACTATCATTACGTTGTGAAAATGCACAATTACCAAGTAGATCATTTGCAACAATAGAACAAAAATTTGGTTCAAATCCTGTTGAAACATATCCTTATCAGACAAGTTACGGATCATCACAGTTGACTTTTATAGTTTCTGGTGATATGTCTGAAAAGAAGTTTTTTGATTCTTGGATGGATTTAGTCATGCCAACAAACAACTATAACTTCAACTACAAATATAACGGATCTGTTCAAAATTACGTTACTCCTGTTGTAATTAATCAATACGATGCTACTGGAAAAAAAGTATATAGTGTAACTTTAAATGATGCGTATCCTATAGATATTGGTCAACTTGATTTAGATTGGTCAACGGAAGGTTATCATAAACTGACTGTAGTTTTCGCATATACGTATTGGTCAATAAACACTGGTGCATTAGCTGTCAGATTAAGTAACGGCGGTACGGCATCGACATCAACTTCACTTTCATTTTAATATTCATATCATGAGGATTTTACAATGGCACTTCCAAAAATAGATACACCTGTTTACGATCTTTATTTACCGCTTTCAAAAAAGAAAATCAAATTCCGTCCTTTCCTTGTGAAAGAACAACGCAATCTTTTAATGGCATTAGAATCGAAAGACAAAGAAACAATAGAAAAAAACATTAAACAAGTTTTACATAATTGTACGTTAACTGAAAAAATCGATATCGATACATTACCAATAGTCGATGTTGAATTTTATTTTTTGAACTTACGTGCTAGATCAGTAGGCGAAGTAGTAGAAAACAAATATAGATGTGAAAATGTAGTTGATGATAAAAAATGTAATAATTTAATGGACGTATCGTTTGATATTTTAGACATTAAAGTAGACATAAAAGAAAATATATCTAACGAAATTAAAATAAACGAAAAAGTGATAATAAAATTAAATTACCCTAAGTTTTCTATTATAGGTAAAAATTCTAAATTCGATTCAACATCAGAAATGGTGTTTAATATGATCATAGAAAGCGTAGATTACATTTACGACGGTGAACAATTCTTTTACGCAAATGAAACACCAAAAGAAGAACTAGTAGATTTTATAGATTCTTTGGAACTGGATCAATTTAATAAAATTCAAGAGTTTTTTGAAAATTTACCTTCCTTAACAAATAAATTAGATATTAAGTGTAAAAAATGCGGATTCGATCACGTAATTTTTTCAGAGGGTCTTGAAAGTTTTTTCGTCTAGTGATGCGGCATGATAATTTGATAAATTATTATAAAACAAATTTTTCACTAATGCAGCATCACAAATATAGTTTAACAGAATTAGAATCGATGATACCATGGGAGAGAGAAATTTACATTGCTATGTTGATCAGTTATATAGAAGAACAGAACGAAAAACTAAAGCAAAAATAAATGGAAAAATCATCTAAAGAAAATATATCAAAAACTCTTCAGTCTTATATGGCTCGAATGATGAAGAAGTTTTCACCAGAAAAGATAGCAAATACATTTTCTGGTGAAACTTCATCTGCGTCAACAGAATCTTTGAATGAAGAAAATAATGACTCAAAAATAAATCCAGTAAAGTCTAAGAAAAATAAATCATTTTTTACTTCAGTATCTTCTGAGAATTCGCAACGAATTCGAATTGGTGACGGCATAGCAACTATAGCATCTAAAATTTATTCTCTTTTTAGTAAACGTGATAGCGAAGAAAAAAAGAAATTAGAAATCATTAAAGATTTTGAACACGAAAGAAATTTTGAATTAAAAAAAGAATATGATAATATTCTGGATTCAGTTGGTCCAGAAGATAACTTAAACAAAACTGCGACTAAAACAACAATCAAAAAAAGTTCATTACTCAAAAAAGCGGCAATTGCCACAACTGGTGTAGCGGGTGCTGCATCGATTGATTCGTTTTTGTTTCCACAGAAATCAGAAAATGAAGAATCTGGCGAAACTGATATCGATCCAAAACATTCGCACGTTGAAACACCAGAGACAAACACACAAAGCGAAACAGAAAAACCAACTTATGCGATTCAACCTTTCTCGAAAGAATCATATAAAGCGTATTTACGTGAACACGAAACTCCAGATAGTTATGATCCATATAATACGATGAATAAATCGAAAGAAGAATATAAAAGAAAATCAAATTCGAATATAATTACAACAGAAAATACAGACATAAATGGTAAAAAATATACAAAAAATTTAACAGATATGACATTACAAGAAGTTGTTGATTTTTCAGAACATAGAAAAAAGAAAATAGGTGCTGCTGGCATGGGCGGCGCAAGTGGTAAATATCAACTAATGTCTATTGCTATAAAAGAAGTTGGTCCAATAGCATTTGGTAAAGAATGGAAAAAACAAAAGTTTTCTCCTGAAAATCAAGAATTATTAATGGATGCATTAACTGATTATCAAACAAAGAGATTGAAAAGTCAAGGTTTAGATGTAAACAATGCTAGTTTGTATCTTATGCATGTGTTTGGTAATCCGCATAAAGCATCTAGAATAATAAAAGCAAAAGATGATCAATTAATGAAAGATGTGATGAATAGCTCAGAAGCGGAAGCAAATCCAAGCATTGCAAAGATGACAGTAAAAGATTATAAGACTAAAATAGGAATGTCATCAGATGGAAAAGCATTACCGACTAAAGTTAGTGCTAAAAATGTTTCAATGTCTAGAGGATTTAAACCTGGTCACGATGGCATAGACTACGCAGCTACCGCAGGAACATCAGTAAATGCAACAAAAGACGGTAAAGTTGTTCAAGCGTCTATGAATCCTCCTGGTTTTAATGGCTATGGAAATCTTGTCGTTCTAGATCACGGCGACGGAACTCAATCATTATATGCTCATTTATCATCTTTTAATGTTTCTGTTGGTGACAACGTTAAGCAAGGGCAAAATTTAGGTGGCGTAGGTTCTACTGGTAAAAGCACAGGTAATCATTTACACTACGAAATAAGAAAAAACGGTAAAGCTATTGATCCCGAAACAAATAAGTTATCAATGGTTTCTCCTGTCGGCAATACTACATCTTTGGCACAAACAGAACAAACTGGAAACGTTTTGGAAAATAAATTAGAAGAGAATAAATCTTTAAAATCAAAAAATAATATGGTTTCTATAAATAATCCTACTAACAATGTAGTAGGTAAAAAACAAGAAAATCAAATATTAACTACTGGTTCTTTGAATGATTTGCCGTTGATACCAAAGTTTGTATTACCTAACAATACACAGTTGAGTTAAGATGAAAATTTTAAAAAAATATGTAGTAAAAATAGATTCTAATAAAATAGAAGATTTTACTCCAACACCAAGTAATGAAATCGTTGTTAAAGATTCTGAATCGATGAAAGGCGTATATGCTTTTGATCCACATGATTCTGCGCCGCATGTTGTGAATGTAACCGGTGAAGGTAAGTTTGTAACATATAAAGATATCTCTGGTAAATCTAATGTCATTTTTTCAAGCGACGATGAAAGTAAAATAAAACAGAACAAGTGTTTTATTTCTATATTTGACAAAAAACAATTCAAAAAATTAAGAAATGGTGATTACTTTAGTCAAACAGTAAGTAAGCCAATAACACATCTTGAAGTTATTGATTCTATCAGATATATTCAGCAACAAGGTTGGACTGTAAAATTTTCAGATAACATTTATTCTTCAATTAAAAAATTAAATGAAGCTGGCGTTGTTTGGCAAGGCACTGGTATTGATCTTGAAAGATTAAGATCATTAAACGAAACTCAAACTAATAAAAAAGATATTACAGAAAATAATAATATTGCTTTGATATCTGATGTGGAAGCACCAAAACCTAAAATAGAAAAAGAACCAGAGGTTAATGCTAAAGAACAACCAAAAGAAAAAGCACAACCTAAGCAAAGAAAAGCTAGAGAAAAAGCAGCACCAAAAGAAAAGCCACAACCAAAAAAGAGAGGCAGAAAGCCATCGAAACCAAAGGATAAACTTACTGTAATAGAACCAGTACAGAGCAATCTATCGACTGATGTTATCAAATCTAAGTACAAATACAGTCAAGAAGAAACTAAGCAAACAAAGGCTAGAAAAACTAGAAAAACTAGAGTTAAAAAATTAAAACCTTTGCGTAAAAGTAAAGTAGATAGAGAAGAAAATATCGCAAGATTAAATAAAAAATTAAGAAAAAATAAAACATATAATATGTATTATGGTGGTTACATTCCGGGTCTTTCATTCGATGACGATATGAGCGTTATTCAAAGTCACGTATTTAATAAACTAAACAAAGAAAGATCAAAAAATCAAACAGCATCAAAAGAAAATGTCAATAATGAAGCATTATATACTGGCGTTTCTACAAATAAAGTAGTTAAAGTTAAAAAAGGTGATTCTATTGCTGACGTTTTATCTAAATTATATGGATTTTTATATAAACAAATAGATGATCAAAAAAAGAAAGATGAAATTAAAAGTGATTTTGAAAAAGAAAGAGATTCAGAACTCAAAATGTTCTTAAATAGTTTAGTTAAAAGAATAGAAACAACTAATGAAGAACAACAAAAAATGTTGGGTTATAAAACTAAAAACGAATCTGAAAAAAAGGAAAAAGAAGAAGAAAAATCAAAAGATTATGAATGGTTAAAAGATGTAGTTGAAGTCGCTACTGGTGTTGGATTGAGCAAAGCAACAGATAAACTTTTAGCTAAATTAAAAAATGTTAAAATACCGAACATCGGGAAAGCAGCTTCAAACATTGCATCTAAAGCGTCTAGCGTCGGTTCTTCATTTGCGAGTAGAGCAGCACAATTAGGATTTTCTGCTATGGAAATAGCGAGTAGTGCTGCTATGATAGATTCTGCTCTAATAGGTGGCTCGATTCTTGGTTCTGTTGGAGCTATGTACTTTTCTGCAAAACAAAATGAAGAAGCTCGTAATGATATTAATAATCCTGAGCATGAAAATATATTAGCTAGTGATAAAATGAGAAAAGCTAAAGGTGAGAATAAACGTAGTGCAGTTAAAAGTCAAAAATACGATCCAGAAATTCAAAATCAACTAGACGAAGTAACTAGAAACAATTCGTCTGATTTTGAATTTAAAAAAGAACAAGAGTCTGGTTTTCAAGATCAAACTACACGTAGATACGGTAACGATTTAATGAATCAAAGGGCTGGTACTGTAACACCAGCTAAAGAAGATAAATTATCATTAGATACTGATACGTCATCTACTGTAACACCAGCTAGTGAAGCGAAAAACTCTAACTTATCAAAAGTATCTTCTGACTATGACATGAATCAACAAGTGTCAGGCGGCAATACAGTTGTCGTTAACAGTCCAAGTACAAACATAATCAATGCTGGTGGTTCATCTTTATCTGTAGAGAAATTAACAGGTGTTAGAACAACAGAATCTACATTAAAAAAGATTCACATGCAAAATTATCGTTGGGTATAAAAAAACCACTGGAACTTTTCAGTTTAAACCAGTGGTTTTGTTGCTACGAATTATATTTAATCGTCGCTATTTGCTAGATTTCTAAAATAATCTAAATCATTATCATCAGAATCATCAACAGAACTTGTAGATACAATAGTTGTGAATTCTTCATTAGATTCAGCAGCAGTTTTTCTATTTTCAAAATTTTGTGCTTGAGTTTGTTGAACAGTCGTTCGTGGAGCATCGCCATTCAAGCCAATCACTTTATCTAATCTTTTCTTTAGAACATCATAATCTTTAAATTCAGAATCATCAATTAGATTTTTCAGAGAATGTTCTTGTTTCCAGATTTTTTCAAGTTGTTCATCATCATCTGATAAAGCTGAAACTGAATCAAACTCAGATTTGTCGTAATTTTGATAACCTTCAACTTTACGAATCTTCAATTTGAAATTAGCACCCTTCCATAGATTGAATGGATTGATTGCTTCTTCATCTGGGAATGGTGGATTCATTGCTTCAGTAATCTTATCAAAGATTTTCTTTCCGTACTTGAACAACTTAACAGTGCCTTCGTTCTCTGGATGCTTCGGATCAGAAACAATATAAACGTTTGAAATATAATTCAATTTACGTTTTTGTTTACGAGCAACATCTTTATTGGCTTCAATTCCAGAATTCCAAAGTGTTGAATTGTATTCACAAATAGGACAAACTTTGCCTTTTTTATGACCATCAGTAGTTAAACAATTATCGATTAACCAACCACCAGGACCTTGAAAGCCATGAGCAAAGATTTTAACCCATGGAAGACCATATTCACCATCTTTTTCTGAAGCTGGCAAAAATCGAATGATAGCCATTCCATTGCCTGCTTTATCTACTTCTGGTCTCCAATAGTTTTGATTTTTTTCTGAGGAATCAGAAGAGATTCCCATTTCTTTCATTTTTTTATTTAGCGAATCGATATCGCCTGAACTTTTTCTTAATTTATCGAATGACATATTATTTCCTTATTAAACGGAGTATATTTTTATTATTAAACGCAATATTTCACAAACTTCTCATGATCAACTTCTATTATGACATATAGTACTTCATATGTCAATATTATTTATACATACATTTTTAAGATGGTTAGCGTCGTATTCCAATCTTTATGTTCAATTGCAATACCGCCTGCTTCTCGCCATTGTAAACACACTGAAGGTGTGTCATCTATAATGATTCTTGATTCAGTTGAATAATTCTTTTTCTTCGATTTTCCTGGAACAAAAATAGGATTAAAAGTAATTGCATTCTTTTGTAACCAGATTTGTTTTTGTTTTGCTATATCATCAAACAATTCATCATTGACTGTGCTCGATAATATTTGAGTAGGCACTGAACATTTACGAAGAAAATCGACACCTGAAGATGCGCCAGGCATTAAATCAAGTGATTCAAATTGTTTAGTTTTTATAAATTCGAGAAATAAAGGATAGAAATTATTTTTGGCTTCTGCTTCTTTGGGATGCACACCAAACAATTCATCGTAACGTTTACTGAAATCACAAATAACACCGTCCATATCTAAAAATATAGATTCAATTTTTTGTTTCAACATGTTCATTTAACCTTTCTTTTATTATTGATTTGAATTTTTGTTTATCATAGTTCACGAATGGTGTGTATTTTTCACATTTCATCTTAGTTGCTGGCCAGATAATATCATCTTGAATTTTCTTAGACCACATAGGAAAGAAATTTAAGATGTCATTCATAATGACTAATGTTTCTAGTCTTATGTTTTCTTCCATGGTTTCTGTGAGAAGATGTGGCCACATGCCATTAACTCTTAACATTTCCTCTGGCTTATATTTGTCAAAAAGATAATTGATATCATTTTCAAAATGATATGTTAGTGATTGATTGATTTTTTTCCATTTGGTGTATAGTTCTTCACCTTCTGAACTGATCAATTCTCCTATCCAAGAGCTTTTTCCATATACGAAATTGGAAACTAGATAATTCTTTATTTCGTCGATAGAATATTTTCTAGATAGTTTATAGTAAGAGTATTTTGCTTTGTTTTTTAGAAAACTATCTTGAGTTACATTTGTTTTGAAATTGTATTTTATTGCATCATACGAAGATGATGTAAAATGTAATTTTAAAGAAGAGTATAGTTTATATACTTCAAATCCAGAGTTTTCTGTCATATTGGAAGTTTTGCTGTTTTTTTCAACAAATTGAGTGATTCCGCTTCTTGTCTAATCTTTGCTTTTAGTGCTGATGTGATTAAAGATGATGCTACTTCTATTTCTAAGCCATTCACGCTACAGTAATGTATTATAGAATCAATTAAACTAATGCGTTTCTCTAACGATAGTTTTTCTATTTCTGTACTAAAATTCAATACTTCTGTTCTTGTTGGCATAATATTTCATTGATTCCATTATTTTATAATTACCAACTGATTTGGTTATAAGGACAGTTGGCGAAACCCGATACTTATAAATTATTTCGTTTCAGAAACAAATTTATAGAGCTTGTTTGCTTTATCTATAATCTGTTCCTCTGTTGGAAAATCTGGCATTTCAGGATATGAAGGTCTACCCTCACCTGAAAATAGTCTCATTGTTTCCTGATATTTTTGATTTATTTTATCAGATTTCGAATAGTATTCATCAGTTAATAAATCTTTTGCCATTCCCAAAATTTGTAAACGTATTTCATATGGATTTAAATTACTCATTTTACTTCTCCTTAGTGTATGTAACTACTGTGTGTAACTGCTAATTAGCCAACTGATTTGGTTATAAGGACAGTTGGCGAAACCCCACTGAGATTAAGCCGCTAGGCGATTATCTACAGAAAATGCGTTATCATTTGCATTTATTGGTTTTTTAGTTTTTACGACTATCTATGTCGAGTTGCCGTCTCCACTAGCTCAAGCTGTCGAATGCTGAGTACACCCCCATCAGAAAGAACTCTCTTGTCATTCATAATATATGCCCATCTTAGACATGGCCGTTTGCATACATTACTAATTCCACTAGTTTACGGATCACTAGGGAAAGTTCTTTCTGGTGGAGGCGAGGGGATTTGCACCCCTGTCCAACCTGCCTTCATTTTGAAGGGATTACAACCATATTGAAATACACTAATAACTTGCGTTTGGTTGATACTCATGGAAGCGATCCAGTAGTAGCAAGTACGGTTATTATCATGTCCTAACAGTTTCGAATCTGTTATCTGGATCTATTAATGTATTTCGATATGATTATTGTACAGCGTGTGTCTTTTTATGTTTCAAAGACTTCTTCAGTACTTTCATCCAAAACTTTCTTTCTCTTTCGGCATCATGTTCAACACAAGCTTTATAGAGTTTTTTCATTAGTTTCTTCATCTTCATATTATACTCTCTTTATTTATCAATTGTCAACTGGCAATACGCTCTGGATATCGATAGGCGAACGTTCCTCTACTACAGCATAGTCTTTGTTGTCTGCATTAAACAATAGTTTAACATCATTTTGTCTGTATTTCTCGTATATAATTTTCAATAAAATCATTCAGCGAGATTTCTTCTTCGAATTTTTTAGATTCTACAGTATTATCTACGCAAGAGATATTTCCCATATTCTCGCCTTCGATAATGACAAATTTACACACGTATGATGGTACTGGTATACCATTTATATTAGTATCATTATCATAAAAAGGTATATTCACAACATACATTGATTTTTGAGAATTTTTTAGTTTTTTTCTAGTCTCTTCCTCGATATTTTTCCAGACAACTCTATTCATATTTGGTATTTCTGGAACCATATTAGTCATCAAAAATGTTTCATGCATTTCTTTATCATTAGATGCATCCGCCGCGGGGGCTAAATGTCCACGATCAAAACCAGTATTAGAATAATCAGAAGTGTTTGGGTGTTTACCGATTCTATCGTCTGAATGAAAATCATTAGTTCTTTTAACTGAACCGACCGCACCGTGTTTCAAGTGTTCTGAAACTAAAATAACTCTATTATGATTTTTATCAAATAAAGAAACATAGAATGAATTACACAATTCTACAGTATTTTTTACCTCTATCGGTTTTGAATCTGGATACAGATTTACACACTCAGAAGCTATTACTGAATTACATACAAATAATAACGCTAATAACATTTTTTTCATTTTTATAGTCCTATTTTTCAAATTACTAAACATTTATTTTTAATTTACAATTATTATTATGCCAACGTGCTATAACTCTAGCAAAATTTTCATAATTACAATGAATGCATTTTATTTTTGGCAGATTTAAAGATTTTTCACTCATTCTTTTTTTAGTTTCGTCGCTATGAGAACCACCAGAAAACGATGGACATTTTCTTAGACCTTCAGCGTATTCTTGTTTCCGTCTCCATGATAATTTTTTTCTACCTTCTTCTGAAAATTTTAATCCAACTCTAGCATCTGCCATATTTTTTTTAGCTTCATCTGATAGTTTCATACCTTTAATTGGACTAGGTTTTCCTTTATGTGCATCCGACATTTTTTTTCTAACTTCTGGTCGTTTAGATGGATTATTAATCCCTTTAAATCTAATTGATCTTTTAATTTTTTCTTTTTCTGTGTGTGCTGGATTCAATTTTCCTGAAGAAAAACCACAAGAACTTAAATTGAAATTCATGCAATTTTCTTTACCAACATTTTCTTGTAAAAATAATTGCTCTTTCTCTTTTAATTCCGACTCTTCACAGAATAATAATATTTCCCTAGTAAGTTCATCTTTGTTTTTTAAAGAACGTATCCATTTGCCAGAACCAAAATAATAATCATCTAATTTTTTTGTCGAATGTCTACCTATATAATATTTGCCGCTTTTAGATGTTGTTTTGTAAATAAAGTGATACATTGTTTTTTCCTATAACACTTTATTTATAGCAATAAAGTCTTTTACTAAAGTTAAATATCCAATTTTTCACACGCAATAATCCATGATTTGACTAAAGATGATCTCATGATGTCCTCTGGCGTAAAATGTATTCTAGTGAATTCTTTCATTGTTGTTGCAACTTTAAGAAAATCCATTAGGCCAGAAGTGTCATGTTTATTTTTAATTAGATCATTTTGTTTGGTATCGCCACAAAAAATAATTTTTGATCTATAACCAACTCTAGTAACAATACTTGATAATTCATGAAAAGTCATAGATTGACATTCATCAACTATTACTATTGCATCATCGAATGTACAACCTCTAAGAAAACTAGTGCTTACGAATTCGATATAATCTTGCTCAGTTAATCTAGTATAAGCATCTTTTCTACCAAATAACGTTTCGCATATTTGATGATAAGGTTGTTCATAAAGACTCATTTTTTCTTCTACTGAGCCTGGTGTAAATCCTAAGTCTCTACCTTGTACAGCAGAACGAACAATTATGATTTTTTTAAATGGATTAGTTTTATCTAGAACCTCTTCTAATGATTTATATAAAGCAATAAAACTTTTTCCTACACCAGCGGAACCAGACAACATCATGAAATAATCACCACGTTTATACGCTTCAAAAAATATTTTTTGATTTTCTGTCAACGGTTCGAATGTCTTTAAGTGATCTAATTTAATCTTTAAAGAATTGCTGATCTGTTGTGGCTGATACTTCTCTACTTGAGATTTTTCTAAATCTATTGCTGATTCAGATTCTTGTGGTTTTGTTTGTTTTTGTGTTCGTTGTGTTTTTTGATAGGATTGATCCGGATGTTCGTGAAACTTTTTTGATCTGGTAACCATTAATACCGCCTTTTTCGAGTTTAGATGCTTGTGACATTTTTAATCTGTCTACTCTATTTATTAATAGATACGGGACTTTATTCATATTACCACTCTCTAGGCATTTTGGTTTTATGTCCTGACATTGTATTTCCCGGTATAGATTCTTTCATTCTTTGGATCACACCACGCTCAAATGCCGCATGAGGTTGCCCTATGCCAGGAACGCTTAATCTAACACCATCACTCATAATAGGAAGATTTTCAGCAGAATGATAAATCTCTAAATTTGGATTTTCTTCTAAAAATTTATCTAGTACTGTATAAGACATTCTATGCTCAGAAATCTCTCCAGTCTCTTTATTTCGCATATCGTAAGATGGCATCTTATTTTCCAGAAATCATTAAATTTTCTAATTCTTTTCTATTATGCAATGATATTTCTGAATTATTCAAAGGTGGTATATCATTCAAATCTTCTTTGATCTTTTCATGCACTCTTGATTTCCACAGGGACTTTTGTTCTTCGATTTTTGCAATCGTCAATTCATCTAATATTACATTTGACAAATTAGAATTGTTTGATATTTTATATGATTGTGATCTAGTCAGTCTAAAATCTTTATATGTTTCTTTAAATACCCTAAATTCAAGTTTTAATGCACTTGAAAAATCAGATAAAATTCCTTTCATTTTAATACTCCTTTGGCTTTGGATATTTTCTTTTAACTGCATCAACTTTATTTAAATAGTCATTCATCAATTGTAAATGTTCTTCGCATGACGCTCTTTGTTGCCAATAATAAGCATCGATGAAATCTTCGATTGGTGGATACTCATTTTTACGCAATTCTTTGTATGCAACTGATTTTAATCTTTCGCATTCAGTCATCAGTTCATCCCATGTGGGTACGGGTTGATGATGCCACCATGCTTCAAATGTACTATTGTTTAAACGATACATTGCACCAGGGCGTAGGCTTTCAATTGCATCGTTAATGCCGTATCGACCAGCAGGCATTGGATTATAATTATTAAAAATATCTGTCATAATTTACCTCAATTGATACCAAGTAGGAACTTCACGAGAATTGATTTTACCAGACCAACTGGCTAAATGTTGTTTATTATTTATATAGTATTTTTTATACGACGCAATCGAATCGTTTGGAATGATACATTCTTCTGGCATTGCAGGAGTTGGTTCAGTAAATCTAGCAAGAGGAATATTATCAGGAACAATATCGTGCAGCATTTTTATTAGACCTTCACGCTCTGCTTTATGTACTTTACCGTAACGATAAGTATATTCTTTGCACAATTCAACTAATAGGTTAGATAACCACATATAGTTTGCAACAGATTGTCTTACCCAAACAGCGGACGGGTGATTAATGTGAGTAGCACTATACAATAAATTATCACGCTCATCATGCAAGCAATAAATTGTTTTTTTCCGTCCAGTACTAGAGTTGCTAACGCTAATAGTGCCATCAAGTATACGATGGGCTGTAGATAGTAATTGAGCATATTCCAAAATCATTTTAACAACATGTTTATCGACATGCATTTCTGCACACGTTTTAGTATTTTCATCAAGATAAAAAATATTCAAGATAAAGCCTCATAATGTATAGTGTAATGTGTAATGTAGTGTAGTAGACAGTATAGCACATACTGCCTAGTGTGTCAAATCATCAGGTCCATACACGGAAATTTTCGAAAGAGCAAGGGTTTCTAGCATCGTATTCACGATAAAATAGAGAATTCTTGTCTTCATTTGGTCTCCAATCTGTCATTTCAAAAGGAATCGGACCCAGATAAGGATCAGCATATTTTAAAACATAATCAAATGGGATTTGTTCGGGTTCAATATATCCTAGTCTTGGATTCTGAATTGCCCACATAATAGCACCTAGCATAGATGCTACGACTTGAACTGATGTAGCATTTTCGCCTGGAATTAATTTTCTAGCAGCTTCGATTTCTAGTTGAGAACCGTGCCACATTGCGAAATCATCACCAATTAGAAGAACACCGAGTTCGTCCATTCCAGAAACAACTTCGTCTTTAGCAATACGTGTTTTAGATTGTAAATCGAGTTCACGGCCACGCATTTCGTGTACAGATGCAATAGCAGCATCAGTAGGTTGATAAACGTAGTAAACTGATGGTCTAAATGAACCGTCTTTTGTTGTGAAATACTCACTGATAGTAATTGCTTCACTGTGCTGAACACAGAAACCGTTATAACTACCGCCGACTGGAACCCATGATTTCATCAATACCGATAATCCAGGTTGCTCTAGATATGCTGCGTTTCCTTGTGATCTACCGCCTTCTGGATGTTTGTTTTCGTGTGTTCCCCAACCCATTTCAGCAGGAGCACGACCTTCAGCCCAGAAACCTTCACATGACCAGCTATTAACAAATTCGTTGACTTCCTTTGGTTTATCGATAATCTGTGTATCACGTTCTGCAATATGAACAACTCTAACTTTTAGAGATTTCATTAGTTGCGCCCAACCTTGTTGATCTTGAGGTGCTTCGACTTTTTTACCGTTCTTTTTAGCTAACTCTAGTAATGCACGTTTAGTCAAATGAGTTACTAAGCCTGGATTAGCACCGTGTGTAGCTACACAAGTAGCCGCATTTGGATACTTTTTAGCAAATTCTCTGATTTCTTTATGTGTTGCATACAGTGTACGATCAGCTAAATTCTTGATTTTCTCGTCTGAATGATGTTCCCAACGTTCTAGTGATGTGTTGATATACATTACGTTGTGTTGAAAACACCATTTCATAATCGATTGTGCATCGATATTTAACGAAACGTCAATTAAAAAACCACCATCTTCTAGATACTTTGATAGTGTAGAATCTAGATTTTTTGCAACAATTTGTTTTCTTACGTACTGTACGCCGTTGTTTTTATTACGTTGTTTGAAAAGTTTTGAATGATCGTCTTTTTCAAGTACCGTAATATTTTTTGGATTTGAACTGATGTGCTTTAAAATGATAGGAAGAATTGCTTGTCCTACGCTACCATATCCAATTATAAGAATTTTTTTGTCAAAATCGACAAATCTCTCTCTAGGAGTTTCGATAAATTCTCTAAAAGTAATTATAGATGACATTTGTAATACCCTATTAAAATGTTTTAAGTTTCAATATTATTTATGCATTACGATAATACACAACAAATATACAAAAAATAATTAACTATTTATTAGAATACCAAGTTTCATCTGCACGATGCACAAATCTTTCGTCAATTGCACAATTTGTTGTAATAGTTGGTCTAAGTTCTGTTTGAGCATAACCAGATGTTTCAATTTCTTTTGGATTTATATGAATACCCCACAAATGAGTACTGTTAGTTGTATCACATTTAGGTAAACTTTCGATATACTCTTCTGGATAATCAAGAACTCGTAATTCGTCAAATTTAAAACCAGAACTTTTAAGAAAAAGTTCCAATTCATATGCAATAATATCTAAATCATTCGTTTCAATCTCTACTGTCTTTTTTGTTGGAGTACCAAATAGACTACTATCTTTATCTTCAGAAATTAGAGTGAATTTCATAGCTTAGGAATCTCCGGCATTTTAACTGTAGGTGTCTTTAATGATTTAACTCGTTTTTCAATATCTTCTGATGATACAGTTTGCATTGCAAATTGAGCAAATTGAGAGTAAGGATTCTTAACTCTAAGTGAAATTTTACCGCCTATGATTGCTTCAGTTCTCCAGAACAATTCACAACCGCCTGCTGCTAAAGGTGCAATCTCAAATACTAAATCTAGATCGACCAAGACTTTACAACCTTTTTCTAAACTATCAACTTCAACATATAAACTCATTTTATTTCCTTTTATGTGATTACTTTAAAATAAACTAACATACCAAATATAAAGACTAAAGATAAAACAAACAATGAACAATAAGCAAAAAAAATATTCATTTCTTCGTGATAATAATCTTTTTCTAATTTA